ATATGCCGTTCTTCAATATCACGGATTGGGATTGGAGTATCCCCATTGATGTGATGGAGATAGAAACTGGCAAGGAATGGTGGGCGGTCATGGTTGACCTGCATTGTTAAGGGGGGTGTTATGAAAAACAGAGTTATATCTATAAGGAGTGTAAAATGACAGGCAAGAAAAAGGAAATGTATCAAGCGTTGATTGACCTTGGCAGTACCGAGGCTGTCGATTTGTTATTAGACTTCCACGGCACTGGATTATTGAATGATGACTTCTACGATTTCCTCATTGAAGAAGGCGTCATTGAAGAAGAAGAGGATGATACTAGAGAGGAGTTTGACCATGACGAAAGTCCATTTTGAAATCGTATCAAAAACCGACGAGGTGCTTTACATTGTAGACCTTTTCGACGAATCCAACCCCACCATGACCATAACGAACGGGGCGGAAGAGGTGGTTGCCCAGTTAATGGCCTCCGGGGATTTGGACGGTAAGCGGCGGTTGTTCTATAAGGACACCGATGGGGCGATAGACGAATTGATGTACACATATTCTGGTTTTTTTAACTATAGAGCTGGAGACCCAAAGATAGTTGAAACACTGAGGGGAATAAGATGAATGAGAATGAAACTTGGTTTGACCGAAATAGCGGCTTTTTGTTTTGCGTGATATTTTTTACTTTTTTGGCTGTATTACTTACGTTTGTAGAATTATTACAAAGAGGAGTGTTGCCATGAAATACGAAGTGGAAACAAAGTTTGTATTCAGCGGAACTTTTACCGTCGAGGCTGATAGCCCGGTACACGCAAAAGAGTATGTTGAAAAGTGTTGTAGTATGGTTACTAATAGGAGTATCGCAACAACTCTTTCAACCACTTCTCCGTGTTACAGAGTGGATTGGGATTTTCCTGTACATCCAGAAAAAATAGTTGGTAAGCCAAGGAGAGTATAGTGATAAAATTCATTGAAAGGCGGCCACGATTTGGATGCGTATCCCGTGGTACAGGTATACGAGAATACATCCCAATTTACATGGTCATAGACGGCAAAAAGGAATATTTTGTTACGAACCGCATAGCAGGTGAAGATCGCCCAGAAATTGAGGAATATAAGAAAATGCTCATCGCGAATAATGGCCAGTATTTCAGGCTCTTTGGGCATTGCGAAAACCCATTTGACCTTATCGCCCAGATGAAAGAGCGCAAGCATCACCTTACTCATCCGACAAAAGTATTCTACAGCGCCATGCGGACGTGTTGCTGGAGATTGTCAACGGGGGTGTCCAACCGGTTGGACAGAATGATAAATAAATATTGATAAATACTTGTGGATATGGTAAAATATATTTATAGGTTATTTATTATACTTGAGGAGCGTGTAGAGGGCTTATAGCGGTTCTCATTATCAAATATGAGTACTTTATAAGTATTCATTATAAATAACTTAACCGAGGGGTGTTGTGGATGAATTCGACAAGTAAAAAGCTGACGGATATTGGGAAGTTCCTCCGTCGGCTCAGGTTTGAACATGAGGAAAGCCAGGACGATATGGCGACGCGGCTTGGCGTTACCGCGCCATATATCAGCCTGTTGGAGGCAAGGCAGCCACTCACGAAAAATCTTGCATTAAAGATAATTAAAGTGTACAATCTTGAAGGTACTGCCAAATCAAAGTTCGTTGACATGGTTACCCGTGATATTGTCAAGCGGTTTTGGGGAGGCAAGGTATGATATTTTTAATGACTCGGAATCAATAGTTGTAATATTGTGAGGGGAATGTGTACAACAAAACTTTTGTTTTACCGACAGTAAAAGACAGAGAAGAAAGCCTAAGGATTTTACTGTCATCAATAACAGCTCACGCAAAAAATTGGGATATATGCATATGCGCACAGGGGTATAAACAAGGTGCGCTGGATAAAGAATATCCAAATGCAAAAATACTATGTTTCCCTGACAAGCAAGGGTGCTTTGGAGCAAGAAAACGAATACTAGAAAAGTTTGAATATGATGTCTATTGCAATATAGATGATGACATGGAGCTAACAGAAAATTTTTGCCTTGACAAGGCCGCCGATTTGGTACTCTCAGACAAGTGGTCCGGATTTATAAGCGGGAATTGGGCAAGAACAAGAAACCAATGCAATGATAAAGCTATGGTTATGTATAAAAACAAACCATTTATAAAACAAAATGTAGTGCACACTGGCGGCGGAATGGTTTACAGCAAGAGGATTGTGCCGTATCTGCTTGAACTTCCAGATAATTTAGGGTATGAGGATGCTGAAATGTCTGGATATATTTATAGCAAAGGATTTGACAATTATAGGTATATGCACAGTTTATTAGTACATCGTGTGGTAACAAAGGGAGGACTTCAACAATGGAGAAAAGAGAGTGAAGCTGCCGATCCAATGACTGAATTATTTAAATATGAACCGGAAAAGAAGGTAAGGTATAAGAGAAATAATTGTTTTCTTGAGCCTACAGCGGCGAGTTTGACTAAAAAAGCAAAGGAACTCCATAGGGTAGCAAGGGAGTTAGCGCAGTGAACATTCCTGAACACGAAGCAAAATACCTTAAACGAATACCTCTTAAAAAGCTAGATGAGTATATTGGAAAATCACTTTGTGCAATGCCGTGGGAAGGTTTTTCAGGAGATATTTCTGACAGAATAAATGAGAGCATGAACTATTTTTATTGGGTTTTTGGCGAAACCGTTGAAGCTTTAGAGAATAAACAATACTACCGCCCAGAGCCGCAGTATTTACCAGGCATTAGCAAGTTTCTGAGTGACTATGTGAAAACATACGGCATAATCATGGATTCGACAATATCGTGGAATGAAGAATACCTAAAAATCATAAGTAAAGATAAAAAGTTTAAGCTGGAAGACTATGAAGATACCGAATACCAAACATTTAATGACTTTTTCACGCGGAGGGTAAAACCAGAGAAAAGACCAATAAGTAATGGGTTCGTTGCCCCTGTTGATGGGGCGGTGCTTAATGTTTTAGGAATAAAAAATGGAAAGGCTGATTTTGAGATAAAGACAAGCAGTTATCATGAAATAAGTAAATTGCTTGGTAAGGATTGCTACCAGCAAGGTACGCTGATAGATATGTTTTTGGATATTTATGACTATCACCGATTCCATGCCCCTGTTGATATGAAGATACTTGATGTTAAAAAAATAAACGGGGGGAATTATGTTGGTGGATTTATTGAATATCTTAATGGGAAATATGTGCTTGACAGCAGCGAATACGGATGGCAATCAATAGAAACACGGGTGGTAATCGAGGCATTTAATGAGCATTTTGGCAACTTTTGTATTGTACCGGTCGGGATGTCTCATGTCGGTTCCATAGAAATTAAATGCGTTGAAGGCAATATTGTGAAAAAGGGAGACGAAATAGGGCTTTTTAAGTTTGGGGGATCGTGTGTTATACTAATACTCGAAAAGAAAATATACAATATAGCGAAAAACCATTATTTAATGGGCGAAACATTATTTGAAGAAGGAGGAGTAGAATGACAAGAGAAGAATACATTGCCGAGTTTAACAGACACGCGGCGAATTGGAAGAACCCCGAATGGGAAGCAAATCAACGTAGGCTTGAAAAGGAGTATGTTGAAAACTTTGTAGGGCAAGGCGAACCCGGCTTAGATTTTCTTAAAAAGTTAGAACGGAGTATTGATGCCCAGAAATGGATATCGGCATGGTCAAGCGCGCACCAATATACTCTCATGAAAGATTTCATAGAAGTTGATGAGGTTACTTTCTATGACCTGACAGACGCAATTGGGAAGTACGGGTTTTTGAGGTACTATTATAACGAAGTAGTACAATATTTTCAGATAGGAGATTTTTTCTACTGGAATGCTCTTGTTCCGGGGTCATATGGACTAATAAACAGGGCAAGAATCGATCATCCGCCAAGAGAGGCTTACCATTCTGGGTTTTCTGGGAAATGGGCTACATTAGGCAAGACTTTTTTACCTGGTCGTCCATATGTAAAAAAAGTAAAGCAGAACGAGCTATTTTAGGAGTAAAAATGATTATTCACTGCACTTATAAAGATTTACTGCCACCTAGTCAATTGTCTATAGAAATGGCAAAGGTGTTAAAGGTAAGGACTAATGATAGCCTTAATGGGGAAGTCAGGCGACTTCTGGAGTATGGGTTTTTGATCCCAATCTTTGTATGGAAAAGCGGCGAAACTAACGAAGTTATTGACGGCATTGGTCGGAAAATGGCGGTCGATAAAATAAATGCAAAGCTGCTTGGAATAGGGAGTGACGGTGAAATAAAACATGGAATAGGGTCAAAAATAGAAAGTGTTCCCGTTGTGTACATAGACGCTGAAACTATTGAAGAGGCAAAGAAGAAAGTCATGCTTGTAAATTCCATGTTTGGCAAGATAAACAAGGATATTCTCGAACAGTACTCAGAATCTTCCGGCGAAGCCGCTGATTTTATTAAATGCCATCAATCTTTTTTTGAAGTAGCGGGTATACCAGACATTACCATTCCCGAAGCTCCAGACATAGACATTGAAGAGATATTAAATGTCAGTGCCTACAGCCCAATTATCGACGATGATTTTGTTAATAGCGGAGATGTGGAAAGGGCAGAAAAGAAAATCAAGGATATTGCCAAACGCGATCCGAAACAGGTGCGCGAGATAACGTGCAAGCATTGCGGCTATACATTCACGGTAGGAAAATAGGAGACAATAATGGAGATAAAAATAAGTGATTGCGGCAGCGATTATGCGGATTTTCATACCCTATGCGAGTTTCAGGGTGATTTTAAGCAACGAACCGATGCTGATATAGAAAATGTAAAGTCTAAAATAATAGAATACGGCTTTTCGTTCCCTATGTTTGTCTGGGAATTTAACGGAAAGAAATATACTCTAGACGGACACGGAAGGCTTGCTGCGCTTAGAAGTTTTGAGCAGGAAGGGTATGAAATACCACTTGTTCCCATAGTCTATATACAAGCCGAAAACATGAAACAAGCCATCGCAATATTATTGTTATGCAACAGCCGTTTTGGGTATATAACCGAATCGTCTGCCGGTTTATTCATGGGTGATATAAACTATGAGGATTTAATTAACAGCCTAAACATTGATGATATAACCTTAGTCACAGATGAAGAAGCGGCTGTTACTAAAGGAATGGATATTTATTGTCCGAAATGCGGACAGAAGCACGAGGAAACGGTGTGAAAATATACTATAAAGACAATGTAGTACAGGCCGCGCTCAAAAGAACAAAATTCATCTACGAACACTTTGGAAATAAAACCTTTGTGAGTTTCTCAGGCGGTAAAGATTCGGCAGTATGCCTTGAATTAGCCCACATGGTAGCGGAGGAAATGGGACTATTACCGGTGAATGTAATGTGGTTAGATCAAGAAGCGGAATGGGATATGACCGTGGAATACGCAAAATATGTCTTTAACCTTCCTTGGGTAAAGCCGTATTGGATACAAGCACCGTTTGTGCTGGATTGTTCATTGAACGGCCATGAAGACGGGCTACATTGCTGGAATGACAATGCTATACGGGAAAAAGACCCAATCTCAATACACAATATTCCCGGAAGCGAAAAACTGGTATTTGGGGAGATGTTAGATAAAATAGTCAAAACCTTCTTTCCTGACGGCTGTGCTTTATACGGAATGCGTTGTGAAGAAAGCCCTTCACGCAGGAAAGGCTTAGTCGGTATAAAGAAGTTTGTAGGGCCGGAAGTATGGGGAGCTGACGGACAAGGTAATAGACGAGCTGCCGTGATATATGATTGGAGCGTCAGCGATGTTTGGAAATTTATCAATGAGCGTGGCTTAGAATACAATAAACTATACGATCTCCAATATGCGTATGGTGTACCCGTATTTAACATGAGAGTTTCTGCATTGATTCATGAAACAGCCCTTAAATCGTTAGATTATGCCCAAGAATTTGAAAGTGAGATGTGGAATAAGCTGGCTGAAAGGATTGAGGGGATAAATACTTATAAACATTGCCCCGAAGCTTGGAAATGTCCTGATACTCTGCCGGAAATGTTTAAGGATTGGAAGGAATATAGAGATTTCCTGCTCAATAAGCTAATTGTGGAAGAAAAGCATTATAATATAATGAGAGCCAGATTTGACAGCGACGATAAAAGAACCGCATTTTTGCCTAAGAATACCGCAGATGAGGTATATAAAACTCATGTTAAAGTCGTTCTAAAAGACGATTATTGCCTAACTGCCATGAAAAATCTGGGAACCGCTGGACTAAATAGGTATTATCAAGTATTGAAAAAAGTAACGGGAGGCATACTATGACGGTGGAAGAAGCCATCGGTGTATTAAAAGACTACATTGGCAATGACGTTGAAAAAGCAAACGCAATCAGGGCGCAATTCAAAGCCATAGACCAGCCTATAGACCATGTAATATGGGTTCCTGTAGATAAGGTATATCCAAACAATTACAACCCAAATGCCGTGGCAAAGAAAGAAATGGCGCTTTTAATGAAAAGCATAGCAAAGGATGGATATACACAGCCGATAGTAACCATACAAGACGACGATGGAAAATACTGTATTATAGACGGTTTTCACCGCTATTTTATAGGCAAGACCAATGAGGAGATAAAAGCCAAGAATAATGGATATTTACCAATCGTGGTTCTTGAAAAAAGCATGGAAGAACGTATTGCCGCTACAGTACGGCACAACAGAGCCAGAGGAAAACACGGCGTAGAGAATATGTCTAAGATTGTCTTTAATATGCTTTCCAGAGGGATGAAGGAGGAAGAAATAGCCAACGAGCTTGGAATGGAAGCCGAAGAAGTCTTGCGTTTGAAGCATATTACCGGCTTTTCAAAGTTGTTTGAAGATAGGGAGTACAGCAAGGCGTGGGAAACTTCCAGCATGGCAATCCATAGGGTTGAGTACCTCAAAGAACACCCCGACGAGCATGGTGTAGACTACGAATAATGGGGAAATACGGCAAAAAACACGGGTTATGTTAAAGTGGCAGAAAAAAATGATAGCAAGGCTACAGAATTCACTACGAAAAACCAGCCCAAAAAACGAGGCGGAGGACGACCAAAAAACGTATTCGGCCCGTTAGCAAAGGCAAATAACCTTACCAATGATGATGTTAAGAAGATATATAAGAACTTCCTGGCTTGTAATCCAAATGAACTAAATAAAGTTGTCGAGAAATACCCTACTGTTTTATCTGTTGCCACTGCAAATATGATAACTCAGGAATTAAAAGGCGAATTGACCGGGAAAATGGAGATGACTGGAAGGATGGTTCCGACGGGGGAAACTGACAAAAAAGGAAACTTAATAATGGAACCGGAATACAGACCGGAACGAAAACGGTCTTACGATATGGTCAAGTATATGATAGACCGGTGCTTCGGGAAGCCGGTAGACGTGGCAATAGTGGCAACCATTTCAGAGGAATCGGAGCGGAGGATATACCAGATTTTTTCAGAGACGTTTGAGGAATCAGACCTGATTGAGCCGCTTGTTATAGCCGAAAAGATTGAGCATATCGAGGCTGATGAAGATGGATGATAGCTGGCGCAAACTGCTTGGATCTGAAAAGGCCCTTGTGCTTGTCGCTAAGAAGCCGCATATATTGGGGCATATCATCGGGAAGACCAAGCTGCTGCCCCTCCATAGCGAGTGGGTAAGGTACATTTGGGACACCAACGACAGCCGGGCATTGCAGGCGTTTCGCGGAGGCTACAAGACAACATCGATATGCACCGTAGGCATAATCAGGTGGCTGTTATTCCACCCCAATGACCGCATCGGCTTATTCAGAAAGCACGTTGGTCATTCCGCTGACGTGGTAAACACTGTAGCCCAAGCCATGGAATATGCCGAGGTTGCGGAGATTTTCAAGTACCGGTACGGCGAATATCCCAAGGCAAAAATATCGCGGAATGGGGTCTTACAGTATAATTTTAAGCGAACCAACACCCCAGAGCCAAGCGTCCTTGCCATGGGGCTGGACAGCGATATTACCGGCAAGCACTTTGACAAGATAATTGCCGATGACTTTTCAACGCACCGGGACAGGTTCAGCAGGGCAGAACGCCGCAACACCAAAAACGCCATCATGGAGATTCAGACCAACATATTGGAACCCGGCAAGGGGATTGGGTATATTGGAACGCCGTGGCATAGAGAGGATGCTTGGCGGTATGTAAACAGTCTATGCCCTATAGCCAAATACCCGATTGGGAAGTATAACTTTTTAGGCGAGGAAGCGATAGCAAAGAAACGGGCGATGACTACGCCGTCGCTGTTTGCGGCGAACTATGACCTTGAACACAAAGCGGACGAATCACTGTTATTTGCACACCCGAATTACCCGCATAAATGGGACTTTACTGTCAGGGGTGCTGTCGCTCAGCTTGACACCGCCTTTGACGGCGACCATTACTGTTCTCTTACCATCGCGGCCCCGACGCGAAAAGATGGGGACAAGCAATATTATCAAGCCGTCGGGTTCACTTATCCGGGGAATGTGAAAGATTGGGAAGCTGATATTGAGGTATTATGCCGGAAATATAATGTCCGTAAACTGCACGTTGAGGCAAATAAGGATGAAGGGGCATCGGCGGATCGGCTCAGTGGTCGCGGCCTTACCGTAGCAGCTTATAAAGAGCACATGAACAAACACGTTAAGATTGGCACTTACTTATACCCGGTTTGGAAGTACATTGAGTGGGCGGAGGAAACGGACGAGCAGTATATGAGTCAGGTAGTAGAATACAAGGAAGGCGTACAGCCGGATGACGCTCCCGACTCCGCCGCTTCACTGTTTCGTGAGGCGTTCTCGGATAAAAAGGGTGTTTCGGTAAAGGAAATCCCGGTATATGGCATTTAGTCTAAAAATATTGTTTATTGCCGCTATAAGCGTATTGTTGTTGAATATGCCAGCTAATAGCACCAACGCTCTATACGATGAAAATCTCACGAAGTGGACATTAGTCAGGGACTGCCTCTCCGGCGAACAGGCGATTAAGAAAAAAGCGGAAGTTTACCTCCCATCCCCCGGCGGCATTGACGCCAAAAGCCGGGATTATCAGGCGTACATAGGCCGCGCCCATTTCTACATGGCCACCGCGCGGGCTGCCGATATCTTCTACGGCCATATTCTGTCAAAAGTGCCTGAGCAGACCGGCATCCCCGACCAGAAAGACGGGGAAGTAAACCTGTTCCTTGAGCTGCTCAATAACATCGACAACGAGGGTACAACCCTTGAACAGTTCGTCTCCGACTTGGTATGGGACACCACGCAGACCGGCTGGTCGGGGCTGATGGTCGATTACTCCCACCACGACCGAATCCTGACCCAAGCCGAGAGCGAGAAGCTGGGCCTGACATCGTTCATCAAGCGGTACGCGGCGGAGAGCATCATCAACTGGCGCTATGACACGGTAAAGAACAAGACCGTCCTGGCCTTGGTGGTTCTGCGGGAAATATACCTTGACGCTACCAACGATATATATGTGCCGGTCCCCAAAGAGCGATACCGGGTATTAAGGCTGGAAGGCGGGGTATACTATCAAGAAGTATTTGAGCTGCAAATAGACGGCGTAACGAAGAAAGAAGAGCTGGTCGTTATCACCCCGGCGTTTCCGCCGATATTTAACGGCAAGCCGCTTGAGTTTATCCCGTTCTACTTCTGCCCCGGCAAAGAGCCGGAGAACTCGCCGCTGTTGGGCATCGCCTATGAAAACATCGGGCATTACCAGAAGACCGCCGACTATGAAAACGACCTGCACTATACCGCCATTCATACCCCGTACATCCTTGGGGCGAAGCAACCGGGCCATGACGTAACTGATGGCGATGGCAACCGGACATTCGTCCCTGACCCCATCTATCTGGGCGGGTCAAAGGTGCTGTTCTTTGAAGGCGAAGGGGAGAAGACCCCGCAGATTGGATACCTTGAGACATCCGGCAGCGACAGCCTGTTGAAAGCCCTGCAAGCGTGCGAACAGCGCATTGTGCAACTGGCGGGGCAAGCAATCGCCCCGCAGAACAAGGGCGTAGAGGCCGCTGAGACGGCGCGGATACACCGGGCCGGGGAGAACGCGGTAATCGGGTCGTTCTCCATGAACATCGCCGCGAAGGTTACTGAGGCCGTCAGGCTTGCCGCTTTATGGCGCGGGGTTCCTGAGTCAATCGTCGAGAAGTGGAGCATGGCGTTTGACGTGCAGTACGCGACCGACCTTACCAAAGAGGAGAGGGAGAAGCTGGCCTTGACGCTGATTATGGACGGCGTATTGAGCAAGCACTCGTTCCTTACCGAATATGCGGGGTATACCGATGAAGAGGCCGATGAGGAATTGGCGCGGATCAAGGAAGAGGAAAGCGGTACGTTCACTACAGACGATAACGAATGAACCTTGACGACTTACTAAACCAGCACATAGAACGCGTCGCCGAACGGCTTATGGAAGCCGAGCAGGAATACTTCAAGATTGCCGGGAAAAGGCTGCTGGCGATCAGCGGGCTGGACATTGACAAGGCGAAGGAATACCTATACTCAGCCGAGTTTCTGGACGACATCGACAGAGACCTTGGCAAGCTCAAGAAGCTCATGCGTAAAGCCCACCGCGAGAACGCGCGGGAACTGGCAAAGCTGTTCCGCAGCATTACGTCCGCAACCTACGAAGCGGGGAAAGCGTTGCAAGAGGATGCCGGGTAATGGAGTTTGAATTAGGCGATTTTAGCAAAAAGGTCAACCCGCTCTTGAATACCGTCATGAAAAGCTATCAGGCGATGGCGCTTTCCACGGCGGTGAACAAAGACTACAAGAAGACGGTATCCCACTTCCTGACCCGAATGACCGCCAGCGACGACCCGATAAACTACCGTCAGGCGATGAGGGCGGCGGTAAGGGAGTTGACCGATACCGGCATTACCACCATCGACCACCACAGCGGGCGCAAAGTCAGGATGGACACCTCGGTGAGAAGCGCCTTAATGACCGAGTTTACTCAGGTGGTGCAGAAGGTTCAGAGCCAGTTGGCGCAGGACATCGGGGCGGACGGGGTGGAGATTAGCGTACACCAGCACTGCGCAGTAGATCATGAGCCATTGCAGGGGCATATGTTTACCAATGAGGAGTATGAAAAGCTGCAAAACGGCGATGTTGCTGAGGACATCGAGGGCGAAACATTCCAAATTGACCGACCGATAGGGATGTGGAACTGCCGGCATATTTCTTACCCGGTGATAATCGGCGTGAGCCAGCCGTCCTTCTCGCCCGATGAGCTGGAAGCGATAAAAGAGCGAAATGAACAAGGCGTAGAGTTTCACGGCAAACACCTCACCCTCTACGAGGCTGAGCAGAAGCAGCGCGGCCTTGAAAC